AATTGAAGGTACTCCAGCGACAATAAATACATACATGGAACTTACATCATATGAGGGGGCGGCGTATACTGGTTCTAGTCATAATGCGGGAGTATCATATACAATTGAAACTACACTTTTCGCGACAAGTGGATCTGGTGGATCCGTTGATACATATGTTTGGACGGGTACTACATTTGGGAGAGCTACAGTTTCTACTAAAAATGCTGGAGCACCAATATTTTATACACCACAAATGATATCTGGTGGTATGCCTGGGTTTGGTTCATATGGTAATTCAAGATCCAGTGGATCTAATTATGATTCATTACATCGAATGACATTTGCATCAACACGGAATAAATGTACAGTTGCACATGTTTTTGTGTTAACGGGTACAGGTGGAAGATGGGATACCCATTATACCACCAAAATTAAACAGAATATTTACGAAATTGACGTATCTTAAAAATATGAAAATAAAAATATGAAAATAAAAATAGACGATCTAATAAATGAATCCCTTGAATTGGCAATGCGTAAGATGCAACGGACCAATTCATTTACCCAAGAAATGGCTGAACAGAGGGTTCCAATGGAATTAGTTTATACTACAAGTGATGCTGTAAATGATGGTGTAAATGATGGTGTAAATGATGGTGTAAATGATGGTGTAAATGATGGTGTAAATGATGGTGTAATTATACAAGGGGGATATAAAAATTTTATAACCGAAAATATTGTAAACTTACCCGATATAATCAATGCATGGGAATCCGAATACGAAGGAGATAACTTTACTGAAATGGTTCATACTGAATTAGAGAGTATTTTGACTGAATTGAATTATAGAGATCTGCGAAATAATGTCGACGATTTTCTTAGGATACGGGCCAAATCGAAACTGACTCCCGGATCAAAGTATATCGGAATTGAAGGTAATGTGTTACATTTTGTAACCGATTCGCACACGAAGCCCGGCATAAAATATGATCAACACGTCAAATTATTAACTTTACCCGAACTATTGAAATCGAAACGTGGAGTTATGCCACTCAAAGATATTGTACAAAAAGCATTATTCGGTGACATTGAAGTTCACTGTACGGATCCATCGTGGTTATATTGGGGATTCAAATATATTGGGACAATTAAAAATTATGCAATTGAACCCGAACCACTGTTTCCTAAAATTCGGAATCCGCGACTTCGTGGGGCAGTTTGTAAGCATTTAGATAATATTTTATATATTTTACCATTTCAGGTGCAAAAAATTGTTGCAGATTTAATGAAATCTGACGATTCTACCGAAAATTAACTATATATAATCAAAAGTGAGATAAAAAAATGCTAGATAATAAATACGGAAAATTGGCACCACTATTAGAAGCTGGATTAGCAGCAAATAAACGTGGAATGGCATCTGGAACTGAACCTGTAGTAAATGGTGAAACACCTGAAGAAGCAGATGCAGTAGATCCTAGGGCTGCTAAAGTTAGACGTGCTAAAGTTAGACTATTTTTTGATAAATTACAGAAATCACCTACATTAATGGGTTATCTTAATTTTACCTCACCTGTAGAACAAGTGGAAGCGATTACATCATTTGCGGAGTTGACCGGAGTTCCAAAAAGTCAATTAGTCAATTTATTATCATCAATAAAGAAAATTTCGTTTAATTAAATAATTAAGTTGTGAGTAAAAAATTAAAAAACATCGATGCATTGCGCAAGATGGTAGATGGTTCGCACAGGACCCAAACGCGAAAAAGTATAAGTGGGTATGTATCCAGTAAAGATTTAGAAGAATCAGATTTTAAATCCAGAGAAATTGGTGAAACATGGTATACATATAATATAGATGGAACAGTAGATCGTGTAATTACAAAGCGTGGTAATACATCTTACTATTCAAGATCTGAAATGATTTATGATCGTGAAGTTCGTGGCGAAAACGTTGATCATCTTATATTTAAAAATTGTCAGAAAGATGAATGTACATGTAAGGTACCAACTAGATTGGATGAAAAATTCAGAACTTTGCGTGGAATGTGTTTCGATTGTAATCTAGCAAGTGAAACTGAACTTCAAATAGCTGGAAAATTCAAAGATTATGCCAAGCAAACATTGTTAAAAAACGCTGAATCGTATTTCAAAGATGTCGATGGGCAACTAGATGAAGTCAAACGGTCAATAATCGATGGTGTTACATACAGCACTGAAGATGGTAACGTCGAGAAGTGGGCACCAGAGACTGGAACCGCTGAAGAATTGGCTGAAAAAATAGAAACCGAATATAAACAAATTCGCGATAATACAATAAGTGCGATCGAAAAAATTTAAAAATAAAAAGGGAAATATCATGAAAATAACTAAATGGGAAATTGGAGTAGCAGTAGTAGTTGCATTATTCATATTTGTAGTTTACAAGTATTATACTGGATTAATTGAAGACAGAGAACTAGAACGCAGTGAATTATTGAAGGAGGTGTTGAGTGGTGCCGATACACTGAATGTGAAAATAGATACAGTAGAATTGAATAAGAATATCACAATAGATGATCTGCGAAAAACTAAATTGACAATCGATTCAATTCTCAATGATACGACTCACAAGCAACGAGATACCCTTAAATTAAGTGAAGCCCTGAAATTGTTAAAGAGGAAATAGGCTATGATTAGATATTATTGTGTAATAATATTCATATTTATTACATTTACCCTTCGCGGTCAACATGAAGAAGATGAATTATTGAGTAATTCAGATTCAACGATGATGAGTAATTCAGACTTGATATATGCGGCAAATCGAATTCAAATACAAGCTGATAGTATATCTACATTGACGGAATTGAATGTGAGGTATAAAAAAGCGATCGATCTTAGTGATAATGTTATAAATCTGAGTAATACAGAAATTTCCATGAAAAACAAACAGTTGGAAATATATAAAAATGCTATTACGGAATTGACACCATATAAAGTTAAACAAAAATGGTATGATAAAAAGTGGGTGAATTTTGTATTTGGAGCTGCTACCGTTTATCTAAGTGCCGTAATAGTCAGTAAGATCGAGTGAAGGAGCTAATTTGTCCAAGCAAGATAATGTAAATATTCAGGATGTAATAAAAGCTGAATATAAGAATAGTGCAGCAGATCCAATACATTTTATTCGGAAATACTGTACAATTCAACATCCAACAAAGGGTAAAATTCCATTTCATTTATATGAATTCCAACAACGTGCGATAAAAGAAATACGTGCGCATCGTTATAATATAATTGGCAAAGGTCGACAACTTGGAATGTCAACGGTGCTGGCTGCCTATGCATTGTGGAAAATGATATTCACGGATGATTATAAAATATTAATCATTGCAACCACTCAGGACACCGCCAAGGAACTTCTATCTAAGATACAATTAATGTATAATGAGTTGCCGACTTGGATAAAATCTACTGCGCGACAAGATTTAAATAATAAATTAGTACTTCAATTTTCCAATGGATCCAGTGTCACAGCTGTATCTAGTTCACCTAAATCTGTTAGATCCAAGGCTGTTTCATTGTTGATCATTGATGAGATGGCATTTATCACTGAATCTGAAGAAATATATACAGCTGCACAAGCGACAACTGCTGAAGGTGGTGATATTTGTTTGTTATCTACAGCCAATGGTGCACAGGGTAAGTTTTATGAAATATGGACTGATGCGATTGAGGGAAGATCTGATCCGGGAACCGACCCGTTTAATCCTATAATGTTACCATGGTCCGTTCACCCGGGTCGAGATCAGAAATGGGCCGATGGTGAGAAAGCAAAATTGGGCGCGAGGAAGTTTGCCCAAGAACATGCTTGTGTTGGCGGTGAATCTATTGTAACGGTTCGAGATGATATCACTGGAATTAGTTTTGAAATATCGCTGGAGAATTTATATACAAATGTAAGTGCGGTAGATAAAAAATACAAAGAAAATGTAAAATACTCAATATTAGCTGGAACCGAGTTTAAAAAATTTGACGGAATCCAGAAAAAATCTGTCAAGTGGTATTATGTAATAGCGTTGTCAAGTGGAAAGACACTCGAATGTACAATAGATCATCAATTTATAGTAAATGGTAAATCAACGTGTATTGAAAATATACACGTGGGGGATATCATTGACGGTAATCCAATAGGTTTATCAATTATCAGTAAAAAATATGTTAGGGACTCACTCGATGTATATGATATAGTTGAAGTTTCGGATGGTAATATATTCAATGTTGATGGGATATTATCACATAATTGTGACTTCTTAGTATCTGGACACACTGTTATTGAAGGTGAGGTCTTGCAAAAATACATCGACAACTATATCAAAGAACCAATCGAAAAACGATACGCTGGAGATTTCTGGATTTGGGTGCGCCCTAATTATAGTAGAAATTATGTTTTAGTGGCAGACGTATCCAGAGGTGATGGAATGGATTACAGTGCATTCCACATTTATGATGTAGATACAATGGAGCATTGTGCATCATTCAAATCCAAGATAGATACGCGAGATTTTGCATATTTGATAATGTCTGCTGCAACTGAATGGAATAAAGCATTATTAGTTGTAGAAAATCACTCAGTTGGATGGGATGTGATTCAAGAATGTCTTAATGCTAAATATCCAAATCTATATTACTCATTTAGAAACGATCCATTCTTCGATCCGAATATACAATTAAGAAAAAACTACGACCTTCAAGATAAGAAGGACATGACCCCGGGATTCACATCATCGACCAAAGTTCGGATGAACCTGATATCTAAGTTAGAAATGTATTTCACCGATCCAAATACACCACTTGATATGAAATGTCTTCGTACCATAAATGAATTGAAAACATTCATGTGGATCAATGGTAAGCCGCAAGCAAATAAAGGTGGTCACGACGACTTAGTAATGGCCCTATGTATGTTACTATTTGTCAGAGATACTGCCCTTAGAATGCGAAGTATGGGTGTAGAGTTAACGAAGAGAACCGTTGGAAATATACACCGTGGAGTGTACACCAATCAGGGGCGGTCGAATAATAATAGTATGTGGAATCTGAATACAGGTAAAGACAATGAAGATATCAGTTGGATCACCGACAGAAAAAAATAATCTATATATAGATAATGGCACTAATAGACACATTACGGAAATTATTTACGCGAAACATTATTGTAACACACTCGGGTGGAGTTCTTAAAGTATTCGACGTTTCAAAAGCACAATCGGCGGGTGGTAAAACCGCAAAGAGTAATTATCATAAATGGCAAGGATCTGGGTTCACCAGTGGGTATTCACAAAACTCAACTGCATATGACGTAGAAGCAGCTAGACTGCGGATGTACACTGATTATGAATTGATGGATACTGATGCAATTATAGCTTCAGCACTGGATATATATGCAGATTCTGCAACAGTTAAAGATGCGAATGGCCAATTATTGACGATTCATACCCAAAATGTAAAGATTAAGAAGATACTATATAATCTGTTTTACGATGTATTGAACATTGATTTCAATTTATGGGCGTGGACTAGAGAATTGTGCAAATTCGGTGATTATTTTTTATATCTTCAAATTCAGGAAAAATATGGTATTGTAAATGTGATACCAATTCATCCAAGTTTGATCACTAGGGAAGAAAACTACGATCCAGAAAGAACAGGTGAATTCCGATTTAAATACGCTGGAATAGATCAGACATCGTTACCATCAGATACTTTTGAACAGTATGAAATGGCCCATTTTAGGATGCTTTCGGACTCGAAGTTCCAACCTTATGGCCGCTGCCTGTGCGCTGATTCGCATGTAGATACTGAATATGGCACCAAATCGATTGATGAAATTGTAGTGGGTGATATGGTGTGGACGTTTGATATAGAACGGCGCGATTATGAATTAGCTGAAGTTATAAATGTGTGTGAATCCGGCGAGAAGTCAATTGTTAAGGTGAGGACGAATTATAATACAATACGATGCTCACCAGACCATAAAATCCTGATATACAATAAAGAAAAAGACGAATATGAGTATAAAGAAGCTAGTAAATTACAGATCGGCGAATTCATCGAATCAGATGTTTATAGCAATGAGTATATAGTTGGAGTTTTCAATGATGACATGGATTTGACATATGATATTCAGGTATCAAAAAATTCAAATTTCATTGCAAATGGTATAGTAGTTCATAATTCATCAATAGAACCAGCTAGAAAAGAATATAAGAAATTATCACTATTCGAAGATGCCATGTTACTACAACGTATCATGCGAGCACCCGAGAGACGTATATTTAAAGTTGATATTGGTAATATAGCACCTGAAGAAGTAGATGGATATATGAAGGATTTCATCAATATGATGAAAAAGGTCCCATATATTGATCAAGCTACAGGGGACTACAATTTAAAATTCAATTTACAGAACATGTTAGAAGATTACTATCTACCAGTTCGTGGATCTGATAGTGGAACTTCAATCGATACATTATCTGGACTTGGTTCTGAAAATTATACTCAAGATGTTGAATACTCTAAATCTAAATTATTAGCAGCATTAAAAATACCTAAAGCATGGTTAGGATATGATGAATCAATCGATGGTAAAGCGAATACTGCTGGACTAGATATCAGATTTGCATCAACCATTGAGAGAGTTCAAAAGGTAATTACATCTGAATTATATAAGATGGCCATTATACATCTACTTGCCCAAGGAATAGATAAAGAAAAAATAATGGATTTTGAGTTGGTTCTATCTAACTCATCTACCATTAGAAAACGTCAAGAAATCGATGTTTTAAATGAAAAAATGAATCTGGCTACAAATATGCTAGAAAGTAAATTATTTTCGAGACAATATATCTACGAAAGAGTATTCGATTTATCTCCAGATGAGTGGAATGGTGAATCTGAACAAGTATTGGAAGATTTGAAACTCGGGTTCAGATACAAGCAGATCGAAGATGAAGGAAATGATCCTAAAATTAGTAAAGTATCAGTGGGTACTCCGCACGATATAGCAGCAATGCAAATGACATCAGCAGCTACAGGTGCGGCCGTAAAAAGATTGTATACCCAAGACGAACAAGATACTAGATCTGAAAATGAGGGAAGACCACCTAAAGAGGGATCATTCGGTAGAGATAAAGATCCATCCTTTGGTCGAGATCCAGTTGGTATGAAAGCATTGGCTAATACCCAGTCAAATGAGGGTGTTTCAATGAAATCTGGGGTAGAATTATACATCGATAAAATCCTCAATGCCAAAAGTCGAAGCATGGAGCGACCTAAACGCCAGCCGACCGATGATATAAGTATGCTAAACGAATCATCATTATTACCTGATTCAGATACTTAGAGTAATGCTTATAGGATTTTTTAGCTATTTATATTTATATAGCGTAACTAGGTAGCACATGAAGGCATTGAAGCACAATAAATATAAAAATACGGGCATCCTTTTCGAGATATTAACTCGAAGATTTGTCACCGAAGCAATGGACAAATCTAGTACTAATAGCCAGTCTATAATTCGCAAGTATTTTGGTAGTGGTACCGAATTACATAAAGAATTGGAATTATATCAAATATTATCAGAAGTCAATGCAAATATCAAAGATCCAAATAGATTGATCGATTTAGTATTGAAAACATATACTGAAACGATTGATAGTAATAAATTATTGGCAGAAAAGTATAATTTAGTAGGTGCGATCAAAAAAGTATACAATGAAGCAGAATTTTTCAATTTAAGATTACCAACATACAAAGTATTAGCATCGATTTATAAATTAATCGAATATCCAACAAGAGACAATCCTTCAAATCATTTAGAATGTCGCGAAATAGTCATGGAACACATTTCAACAGTTCCAGTCGAATCTCCACTTACTGAAGCACAAGAATATTGGAAAAACCAAGATAAAGACATTAGAAAATTAGCATTCAAGATACTCATAGATAAATTCAATAAAAAATATGAAGTACTGAATGAAAGTCAACGACTTCTATTAAAGAAATATGTCAGTGAAGATATTGGATCAGATGCATTCAAAGATTATATGTACAGTGAAGTGGACAAGGTGAGGACATATATTTCTAAGAAAACCAAGACATTCGATGAAAAATCAGCAGTAAAAATAAAATTAGATGAAGTTGTCAAACTATTAGATGGTGTAATTGGTGCCAAATCTATAAAATCAGAACATGTTTCAGCAATGCTCAAATATTATGAATTAATGGAGTTAATAAAGTAATGAAAATACCTAAATTAATTGATATTATAGAAGGTAAAACATACAGTTTCTATAAAAAAGAGGGCGACAAAAAAGCTATTCAAATTGATGCTGAAGATGAAAATGATGCTGACGAAAAAATCAAACAAATAACTGGACAAGATCCTAAGAAAGTAACAAAATGGTCAGAGGACGATGAGATGGATGAAA